TTGCCGTGGTATATTTCGCCCTCCTCGTGAGGGCTTTTTTTTGACAACTCGCACATGGTGCACAGGCCGAGCTGATGCGATTATTAGCTCGCAATTTAACGTTAAATTTAATGAGGCTTTAAACATGGCTGGAGAATCAGAGTTTTTGCACGGTCTCGAGGTGCAGGAGGTGAGCGACGGTATTCGGACGATTACCACGGCCTCGACCAGCGTTATCGCGCTGATTGGTACCGCGCCAAACGCTAACCCAATGCTATTCCCAATTAACAAACCGATCCTGATTGCTGGCTCCCCCATCGAGGCGGCTCAACTGGATCCAAACAACACCGGCGCGGGCACATTGCCGCAGGCGCTGGACGGCATTTTCGACCAGACCGGCGCTGTCGTTATCGTCGTTCGCGTGGAATCCGACGACGACGAAGCGGCGCAGCTTGCTAACATCCTCGGCGGCGTGAACGGCGCAACCGGGCAATATGAAGGCGTCCACGCGTTCCTGTCGGCTAAAGCTGTTACCGGCTTCAAACCGAAAGTATTCATCGCTCCGGGCTTCACCCACACCCGCAAAGTTAATGCAGTCGTTACGATCAACGTAACCGACGGCGGCGCAGACTATACCAGCGCCCCGACGGTCCGCCTGATTGGTGGCGCAGGCATTGGCGCGGAGGCCGTGGCAACCGTCAAAAACGGCGCTGTAACAGGCGTTCGCGTGACGAAGTCAGGCAGCGGCTACACCAGTGCACCAACGGTAGAATTTACCGGCGGCGGCGGTACCGGCGCATCAGCGACGGCCGTATTCGGTACCACGGCAAACGCCGTTGTCGCCGAGCTGGTGGGTATCGCTGATCGTATGGGCGCTGCAATCATCGCCGATGGCCCGAGCACTACCGACGCGGCCGCTATCGCCTATCGTGGTGATTTCGGTTCCCGCCGCGTGTACGTGGTGGATCCTCGCGTCCTGACTACCGATCCAACGACGGGCAACACGATCACCGAGTGGAGTTCTCCACGCGTTGCCGGTCTGATTGCGAAATCGGATAACGAGCGCGGTTTCTGGTGGTCTCCGTCTAACCAGGTGATCAACGGCATCACCGGTACCGAGCGCCCTGTCGATTTTGAAATGGGCGATCCGTCCAGCCGTGCGAACCTGCTCAATGCGAAAGAAGTCGCGACCATTATCCGCGAGGACGGTTTCCGACTGTGGGGCAACCGCACTTGCTCGAGCGATCAGAAATGGGCGTTCCTGTCAGTGGTCCGCACGTCCGACGCGATCAACGAGTCGCTGATGGCCGCGCACCTGTGGGCGATTGATCAGGGCATCACGAAAAACTACGTCGACGACGTGATCGGCGGCGTTGACGCCTATCTCCGTCACCTGAAATCAATCGGCGCTATTGCTGGCGGTTCGGTCTGGCTGGATAAAGACCTCAACGATCCGGCAACCATCGCGAGTGGTCATGTTTATTTCGACTTTGATTTCACTCCGACTTTCCCGGCAGAGCGTGTAACATTCCGTTCGCACATGACAAACGGTTATATCAGTGAGGTAATCAGCTAATGGGCGCGCCAGAGAACGTAATTAAAAACCTAAATATGTTTTTCGACGGGAAAGGTTACGCGGGCAAAGTCCGCAGTTTTGATCCCCCGAAATTTAACCTCATCGTCGAGGAGTTTCGCGGCGGTGGTATGAATGGCCCGCTCGAGCTGACTATGGGGCATGAGGCGCTGACGTTCGGTTTCGAGCTCATCGACTTTCATCCCGACGTGCTGGCGTTATGGCGCATCCGTGAAGGCTTTAACACGTCGTTTAACTTGCGCGGCGGCATGGAAGACATCGACGGCAACACCAAGCCGATTAAGTGGGAATGTCGCGGCAAGATGAAAAGCCTCGATCCGGGTACCATTGCTGGCGGTACCGCTGCTAATCTGTCTGGCGAGGCGTCACTGTCTTACGTTAAGCTGACGCACGGCACCCGCGTTATTCACGAAATCGACGTGATCAACATGGTTCAGATTATCGACGGCGTCGACCTGATGGCATCCATGCGCGACGCGTTGGGTATTTAATTTTTATTACTGCCCGGTTATGCCGGGCTTTATCACAGGCAAAAGAGGCAACAAACCATGACTAAAGAATTCATCAAAGACAACCAGGACGGCACCATCACTATCACCCTGTCAAAACCTCACGACGTGAACGGCGAGCAGGTGGCGGCGGTAACGATGCGTGAGCCACTGGTCGAGGATCAACTGACCATTCAGGCGCGTTCCGGTTCGGGCGCGACTTTCGAGCTCGCCCTGTTTGCGCAGCTTTGCGATTTTGCGCCGGACGACTTCAAAAAAATGACGATGAAAAACTACACTCGCCTCCAGGCTGGTTACAGTTTTTTCGTCGAATAAGTCCCGAGCAAGCTCGGGCTTACGTGGTGGCGTTCGTCTCTCACGGCTGGCGCTTAGATGAAGTAAAGCGGCTCACTATCTCGGATCTCCTGTGGTGGGCCGAGGGACTACCGAAAGATGGCAAATAAAAAGCTAAACGCGATTATTACCATCGGCGGCGCAGTCGCAGGAAGTCTACGAGGGGCGTTCTCGGACGTAAAATCAAATGTGGATCAGGTCGGCGGCAAGATCGCCGACCTTACTCGCCGACAGAAAACTCTCTCCGACTCTATTAACACTTTCGGCCGCATGGGTCGGGACGTGTCAAAATTCCGCGACGAATACGCTGATGTAACGAAGCAAATCGAACGACTCACCGCCGCACAAGAAAACCTAAACGATGTCACCGCACGACGCGAAGCCAACGACGCTAACCGTACCGTCGGCAGCAAACAGGACGGCATGATCCAGAGCCATACGCACGCGGGCACCACTGGCGGCGGTGGCGGTCACAGTCACAACGGGCGCACGGCGGAAGCCGGTCAGCACGGCCATAGCTTTAGCGGCGCGACCACTGTCAACGGCAATCACAGCCATAGCGCGTGGACCGATGCGCAGGGCAACCACGCTCACCGGGCATGGACCGACGCACAAGGTAATCACCGTCATAACATCCGTTACACCGGGAGCCAGGACGGGCAGAGCGGAGGCGAGTCACTGCCAGCGAACGGCCGTAACAGCGTCGAGACGGCGGGCGAGTACGCGATGGATTACGCGGGCAACCACTCCCACAACGTCGGAATGGATGCAGCAGGCAACCACGGGCACAACGTGGGGATCGGCGCATCAGGCGATCACCAGCACAGCTTTAGCGGTAGCACTGGTCAGGCGGGGCAGCACTCACACAGCGTAACGATTGACGCAGTCGGCGATCACACGCATAGTTTTACGACCAATGCGACCGGCGGCGGGGAAACGCGCCCGCGTAATATCGCATTGCTCGGCATCATCAAATATTAATCGGGGGTTTTATGTCAGAGGAAAAGGTTAAATACGCGTACACGTTCGACGTCGCCGGGATGTTTGTCGCACGGGTGACAGCGGATAAATCGCCGCTCGAGGAGGACGTCTATATCCTCCCGAGCAACAGCACACTGATCGAGCCGCCGGAATATCCGGAAGGGAAGATCCCACGATGGAACGGCTCGAGCTGGCGCATCGTGACAAACCGGCAGGCACCCGAGCGCCTGGCAGAGCAAAAGCTCGAGGAATTTTTATCACTCAATCCGGACGTTAAAGAGCTGTTGAGTCGTTAAGTTTTTGCCGTGGTATATTTCGCCCTCCTCGTGAGGGCTTTTTTTTGACAACTCGCACATGGTGCACAGGCCGAGCTGATGCGATTATTAGCTC